AGACATAACGACGTTTGACTGTTTTGATTTACTGACGACGCCAACTGGCGTACCTCTTAAGTTTGATACTGAAGGAGAAGCTATAGAATTTCTACACTCTCTAGGGATTGATGATAGTGTAGTATTTGAGGAAGGATGCGTTAGAATTGACAGAGTTCACTGAAGAATATAATGGGTACGTAGCTGTCCTACATAAAAATATAGCTACACTAAAGGCACAAGTAAGAGAGTTGACTGATGCTAATAAACAACTTAGAAAAGAATTGTCTATTGCAAAGCAGGGAAGCACTCCAAATAAGTTATGGGCTGAGTTAAGTGACGGCAGAGATACATAACTTTTATGCTCACTGGAAAGAGAAGCAAGAGTCCCTAAGAAAATCTCTTGGATATCCTGCTGATCTATGGTATACTATGTTAGACAATGGGTATGAGCCTACAAACGAAGAAGAAGTAGAAAAGTTTTTAGAAGATATGATGGACAATGAGTAAGAATTTTTGGCAGAAAGAACGGTCATCTCTATTGAGAGGACTTGTTCGCCAGTACAAAGAAGAAGGCTATGATATTAAAGAGGCTAGGAAACTAGCCAACATTGAGATCAATGAGATCATGGAAGACAAAGAAGATTTTGTCAGCAACCTATGGGATGAAACCTTCGACGATGTATAACCTAGTATACAAGAATAACATCCTGAAAAGCTACAGGACTAGACGTGAAGCACAACAAGAGCTTGACGACAGGCAGGGCTTGTGCTATATGTTGAGACTACAAGACCATGAGACCTATTCAATTGCAAAAGGATATTCCAATGCAGCCCGAAGAACAAGGAAGAAAAGGACCGTGTCCCAAGTGTGATTCTTCTGACGCCAACCATCACTACAACGATGGACACACCTTCTGCTTTAGCTGTAAAACTTATCAACACTCAAAGGAAGTCACGACTATGGCTACTAAACTACCAATACAACAGACTGTGGCGGCTACGTCACCTACTGAACTAACATCCAGCAAGATGGCTGAGTATAATGATATCTCAGATCGCAAGATACTTAGAGATACAGCCAAGAAGTATGGCACCCTCACAAAAAAGAAGGGGTCCATGACAACCCACCATGTCTATCAGTACTTTGATACGAATGGTAATCATATCTGTAATAAGGTACGTGACACAGCCAACAAAAAGTTCTGGTCCGAAGGACAGATGACTGAGGCTGGCTTGTTTGGTCAGAATGTATTCACTCAGCAGGGTAAGTTCATTACCATCTGTGAGGGTGAGGTAGATGCAATGTCTGCCTATCAAATGATGGGGTCTAAGTGGCCTGTTGTTTCCCTGAAGAATGGTGCAGCATCAGCGGTATCTAATTGTAAGCAATCATTTGAATACCTAAATAAATTTGAGCAGGTAGTCTTATGCTTTGACAATGACAAGGCTGGCAAGCAAGCATCTGCTGATGTAGCTGAAATCTTTGAGCCTAACAAGTGCAAGATCATGCACCTAGACTTGAAGGATGCCAATGAATACCTCAAGGTAGGTAAGTCAGCAGACTTCATGACTGCATGGTGGGGCGCTAAGTCCTTCACCCCTGCTGGGATTGTCAACCTGCATGATCTAGGGGATAGTCTATACGATGAGAACTACTGCGAGACTTGCCTCTACCCTTGGTCACAGATGAATGACAAGACCTATGGCATGAGGACGGGGGAGCTAGTGACGTTCACCAGTGGTGCTGGTATGGGTAAGTCCAGCATCATGCGTGAGCTAATGCACCACCTACTGATGAATACCAAAGATAACATTGGTATCTTGGCAATGGAAGAAAGCACACGTAATACAGCCTTTAATATCATGTCAGTGGAGGCCAATGCTAGGCTGTATATTAAAGAAGTACGTGATCAGTATACCAAGGAGCAGCTACGTGTATGGCAGGATAAAACCCTAGGCAGTAAGAGGTTCTTTGCCTTTGATCACTTTGGTTCTATCAGTAACGATGAAATCTTGGGACGTGTTCGTTACATGGCAAAGGCACTAGGAACTAAGTGGGTTATCCTTGACCACCTATCTATCTTGGTATCGGGTCAGGAAGACAACGGCGATGAACGTAAGTCAATTGATATTCTAATGACTAAGCTGCGTTCTCTGGTTGAAGAAACAAACATAGGCTTGCTGCTGGTAAGCCACCTACGTCGGCCAAGCGGTGATCGTGGGCATGAGGATGGACGTGAGGTATCCCTGTCACACCTGCGTGGGTCTGCCAGCATTGCACACCTATCTGACGCAGTGATTGCACTGGAGCGTAACCAACAGGCAGACGATGAGCAAGCAGCCAACACCACCACCATACGTATCTTGAAGAACAGATACACTGGTGACACTGGTGTCGCTTGCTACTTGCACTATGATAAAGATACTGGTAGGATGACCCAGATTGATAACCCTTTTACGGAGAATGAAGAATGAGTAAAGCTTGGAAAGTATATAGTCCTAAATTAAATAAATTTTATAAGAATAAAAACATGCAAGGACTTATTTGGGAAAGAAAAAGTGCTGCTAAAAGATGTAGAACAAGATTTATAAATGAATATAATCTTCCTAACGATGCTTTAGAAATTATTGAATATGATCTATCTGAAACCAAAAGATATAAACACGATCAAATGAACGAGCTATAAAGGAGGATGAGCAGTGGCGCACTCACCAAAAAAACAAAAAAAAGTAATGGTCAAAATACTTATGAAAAACGCTATGAAAAATTATGAGAAACAACAACAGAACAAAGTGGAGAAGAAGAATGACTACAATGGGTAAACGTAAACAATTTGACAGAGCTTTATATCAAGTAGCTGACAGGGATGCCAAGCAAGCTACCCTGAAGTATATTAAAGATATGAACTATACTACTATTGATACTACAGAGAGGAAAGACTTTGATATTATCTGCAAAGCTACAGAAAATATCCACCACCTCTATGAAGTGGAGGTTAAGTATTCTTGGAAGGGAGATTGGAACCCTAGTTGGAAAGAAGTACGTATCCCTTACCGTAAGAACCGCTTGCTTCTTAAGTGGAAAAAGGAATATCCTGATGCACTCTTTACATTTATAGTATGGCGTAACGATTGCAAACAGGCATGGCATATTGATGCTAATATTTTAGTTGACTGCGAAGTCAAAGAGGTATCTAATCGAAACATTAGAGAGGGAGAAAAGTTCTTCCACATTCCAGTGGAGGATGCGTGTCTCATATGCGTGTCTCATTAAGGTATAATGACAACAGCTATAGTTGATATTGAAACAGATAGTTTAAATGCAACAAAGATACATTGTATCGTAGCAAGAAGTTATAAAACTAATAAGGTTAAGGCGTGGGTAGGGCAGGAGTGTTCGGAGTTTGTTAGTTGGTCGCAGCAAATTGATACCTTTATTATGCACAATGGTATCAGCTTCGATGCTCCTGTCCTGAATCGTTTACTTGGATGTAATATAAAGCTTAGTCAGATACGTGATACTCTAATTGAGTCACAGCTTTATAATCCTATACGTGATGGTGGTCACTCTCTTGAAGCTTGGGGTAAGACCCTTGGCTTTGAGAAGGGTGACTTCCATGACTTCGCACACTACTCACCTGAGATGTTGGAGTATTGTAAGCGTGACACAGAGGTGACCCGTCACGTAGCACAGGAGCTAGAGAAAGAAGGTAAACCCTTCAAGCCTAAAGCTTATGAGTTAGAGTGTAAAGTCAGGGCTATCTTAGATAAGCAGAAGAAGAATGGCTTTGCTTTTAAAATAAGAGAAGCTATGATCTTACAGGCTCAGTTGCAAGATGAATTGCATGGACTAGAACGTAAGGCGGAAGAAGACTTTGATCCTACTGAAGTAGTACTAAAGACCAAGACTAAATACATACCCTTCAATATAGCAAGTCGTAAACAAATTGCTGATAGGTTACAAGCAAAGGGTTGGAAGCCCAAGCAAATGACTGATAAAGGTAATATAATTATTAACGAAGCAGTCTTGTCAACGATTGATCTACCAGAGGCCAAGATGTTTAATAGATATTTTCTATTACAGAAACGTACTGGCCTAATAAAATCATGGATCATGGCATGCCAAGAAGATAACAGAGTACGTGGTAGTGTGATGACACTACGTACTATAACAGGAAGGATGGCACATGCATCTCCTAATATGGCACAAGTTCCCGCTGTCTATAGCCCTTACGGTAAAGAATGTAGAGGACTATGGACAGTTGATGATGTATCTAAGTATCGCTTGGTAGGTGTGGATGCCAGTGGTCTTGAGTTAAGATGCTTGGCTCACTACATGGATGACCCTGAGTATACTAACATTGTATTGACGGGTGATGTACACACAGCTAACCAAGAAAGAGCAGGGTTGAAGACACGGGATCAAGCCAAGACATTTATTTATGCATGGCTCTATGGGGCTGGTGCAGCTAAGATTGGTAAGGTAGTGGGTGGCACAGCCAAGCATGGACAACAGTTGATAACTAGGTTCTTGAAGAACATGCCAGCACTTAAAAATCTTAGGATGTGGGTAAGTAAAGAAGCTGCTAGTGGTACAATCCCTGCCTTAGACGGTAGACTACTGCATATTAGATCAGACCACGCAGCATTAAATACTTTACTTCAGGGTGCTGGTGCTATAGTATGTAAGCAGTGGCTTGTTCATATCATGGAACGAGTTATTAAAGCTAAGTTAGATGTAAGATTAGTTGCCTCAATACACGATGAGTATCAGTTTGAGGTAGCTCTACCTGACATAGAAAGATTCTGTAGGCTAACAAAGGAGGCAATGACACAGACAACAACGACACTGAAGATGAAGTGTGAGTTAGACTGTGATTATAAAGTTGGTAAAACATGGGCTGATACACATTAAGTAGTTGACACTCTAAATCAGGTAGTGTATACTGATGGAGTTGTAGTAGTAGACAAACACAATATCAACAGCCACGATGGCGTGGCACTAAACACAAGGAAAATTAATATGGCTATGGCACCTATATATTTAACTGGAATATGTGACTATGCTTCTATCACCAAACCCAATACAAGGTTTGAACATGTTTGGGAAATTGACATACGCCTTGACGATGATACAAAGGCCCTAGTAGAAGGAGTTGGTGCAAAGGTATTATATAAAGAAGATCGTGGTGAGTATGTAAAGTGTAAGCGAAAGACTGAGAATAAGAACGGTCCCACCAAAGCACCTACGGTAGTGGATTCACAAAACAATCCTTGGGATGATAAACTTATTGGTAACGGTAGCTTAGTAAAAGTAAAAGCACTACCCTTCAATTGGAATTTTGCAGGTAAGACAGGCATAAGCCTTGATCTTGATAAGGTTCAAGTCATTGAGTTAGTTCCTTATGGGGATCAGTCCGAAGATTTTGATATTGTTGAAGGCGGTTATGTTAACGAAGCAGCCGCTTCTGAAATGTCAGATGATATTCCTTTCGGCAACTAAGTAAGGTAGGGTGCTGCATCTGAGTGGGTGTGGCACCCTAATTTATTATGAAAAATATTAATACAATAGTAGAAGATATCTATGAGTTATTTAATCTCACACCTATAGAGCGTGATGAGAAAGAAGTAGATGATCTCATAGATAACTTTGGTGAGATGCTTAAAGTTCACATCAAAGACTTTATGTATAGTAAACCAAGAAGCAACGGAAATCTTAGGCTGTCTGCAATAGGAAAGCCTGATAGACAATTATGGTATGATGTTAATACAGAAACGACAGAAGAACAACTACCACCAAGTACACGTATTAAATTTCTATATGGATATATTCTTGAAGAACTTTTACTACTCTGTGCATCCATAGCAGGTCACACAGTAGAGGATCAACAGAAAGAAGTTACAGTAGAGGGAGTACTAGGTCATCAGGATGCAGTTATTGATGGGGTTCTGGTTGATTGTAAGTCTGCTTCTGGGTTCAGCTTTAAAAAGTTTGAGTCTCATACTGTAGCTGACGACGATCCCTTTGGTTATATGGCACAGATATCTGCCTATGCTCAAGCCAATGGTATAGATCAAGCAGCCTTTCTTGTTATAGATAAATCTACTGGTAAGATTTGTTTAACACCAGTACACTCTATGGAGATGGTCAATGCAAGTAGCAGGATTAAGCACCTTAAGGAAGTTGTTAAGGGAAGTGGCGTACCTTCTAAGTGCTATGCTGCTGTTCCTGATGGGAAGTCTGGCAACCTTAAGCTTGCTGTTGGTTGTGTTTATTGTAGACACAAGAGTATGTGTTGGTCTGATGCTAATCAAGGTAAAGGAATACGTACTTTTAAGTATTCAAATGGTACAAGAGAGTTGGTTGAAGTTGTTAAGACGCCTGACGTTGAAGAGGTAACTGCTTAAATGCAGTGGAAATATAGTAAGAAACCTAATCCAAAGAAACACTTTGGGTTTGTCTATCTTATTACAAACAAGAAGACAGGCAAAGCTTATGTAGGTTGCAAGCAGTACTGGCACCCAGTGAAAAGAAAGAAGGGTAGTAGTGCAGCAGCCAAGAGAGAATCTAACTGGCTTATTTACATGGGTTCTTCTAAGTTACTGCTAGAAGATATTAAAAAGTTAGGCAAGAGAAGTTTTAAGTTTGAAATTATAGCTGAGTTTAAAAATAAAAGAAGCCTGAAATACTACGAGCTATACTACCAGATGAAATATAATGTACTGTCTTCTGTCTTAGAAGGTACAGATGAAGCAGCATATTATAATAACTATGTAGGTGGTAAGTTCTATAGGCCAGTACAAGAGTTTGAGGATGAACCAACAAAATATAAATAATATACTAGAGTTACAGGAAGAAAGT